GTCATTTTATCCCACTCAAGATATTTGTTGATCTCATCTATGTAAGATGATTGCAATAGATAATATAATCTCAATCGTGTTGATGAGTTGCTTTGTATTTTTGCGTTCCCTGTTCTAAAAGAATCGTTTGATGATTGAGTGAACAGCATCCTGATAGATGCGTGTGAGAATACACCATTGACACCCATAGCTTCATCAAGCTGCTTAGGCGTTTCAGGGCTGTTATATATCTTGTTCCAAACAAACGTATAGAAGTTATCATTATCAAAAGGATTAACACTTCGCTTAGTTGCGTGAAATCTAATATAGTCCTGTATCTGTAACGGCTTTCGTATATTGTTAAGAGATAGAAAAACGTCCTCAGGTTTTACCTTTGTATCATTTGGCACTACAACAGCGTGTATCTCTTGCTCAGGCATCTTCTCAATTACAGAGCTTAACCTTTGGTATCCATCCTCTACTGAGTATAATCCTTTGCGTATTTCGTATAATGTTACTGCTGTTAAAAACCCATTCGCTTTGATTGAGTTGTTTAGGTTGCTTATGTGATGTTTCTCTTTCCATCTTTGATGTAGGGGGATCGTTATTTGATTTTTTAAATCCCCTGCTTTAAATGTTCTTATCTCTGTTCTCATGTTATAAAATTCCTGTTAAACAATAATTATCTAAATCTGCGCCATGTACAAAAAATGTTTCAAAAACTTCTATGGCTTCATGTGTTTTTCTTTTACCCTCATTGTAAAACTCTTCTGATACATCGTATATCGCTATATCAAGAGTTCCCTTATCCATTACACCAAACTTAAAGTCTGTGTAAGGTACGTTAAATAATTCACAATAAATATACACTTGTATATCGTATCCGTATTTACGTGCTGAGTAAGGGAAGCCCTTTATATCAGTTGTAGTCTTTAGGTCAACGATTTTGTTTTTACCTAATACATCTGCTTTTGCTCTAAAGGGATAACCACCTATCATACCACAAGCAGGTACTTCAAACTCGCTATTGTCTAATAGTCTTAATGCCTGTTCGTTTCTTAGGAACGCATCAGCTAATCTTTCAGCATCTCGTTTCTCTTTCATCGTAAATACTTTGCCATGCTCTGATAGTGCTTCCTTATACTTCTTTGTGTTTTTGCTTTGTACATCTACAAAGATTTGGTCGTTAAAAACTGATGATTCGAGGATGGCGGTATGAAACAACCACCCATCTCTTAACGCCTGTGATTCAGGCGAACCATAGTCTGTAACAAACTTATACTTTTTTGGGCTTTGGTGTAGCATCTTGATTGATGATGAGCTTAATGCTGCCTTAGCCATATACCCATAATAAAACTCATCTTCTCTTAATAAATCTATGAGGGTGTCTTTCTTAAAGCGTTCCCCATTTAGTAGTGTTATTTCGCTCATCTTAGGTCTGCTTCAAAACAAGTTCCACTACAATATAATTCGCTCTCGTTTATGGGTGTACCACACATTGAGCATTGATTAGACTCTTCGTTATAATAGAGCCATTTACTATAATCCATATTTATTCTCTTTTAAATTCTCTAACTCTTTCTCTACTCGTCTTGCACGTTCCACAGCTCGAATAACTGATTGACGTTCCTCTCGTAAGATACGCTTAAAGCTGTATCGTTCTAACTCTAATTGATTGATATAGAACACGAGTCGTAAGGTTGCTTCTGATATCTTTTGCAGTTCCTCATTATCTGATTTCTTTTGCCACTTGCTGATTGTTTCTAAAATCTCAGCAGAGTCAATCATATATTGTAACTGACCAAAATCCATATCAAGCATATTATAATTCCTACAAACCCTATCTGTGCGTAGTCTATCTTCATATCCCTAAATACTTTTTGGCTTTAGACCACCACACATTTTGAGTGTAGTATAAGTTAAACTCTGTTTGAGTCATTACTTCTATCCTATCGCCTTTGTTGACGATGTATAAACCTGTGGGTGTTATTTTGAAAACCATGCTAATAGAACGTAAGTGATTAGTAATATATCTAAGATAGCTACCCAAAAGGCAACTGTGATAGCAACAGCGTACATAGTACCCTCAATGCTATTTAAGTAATTAATAAATTTTCTCATATAATTGTTTTAATGTTATACAAATATAATAAAAAAATGTTAATAAACAAATTTCTATTTTTTCCTGTACTGAACAGCACACACAGCAAGTCTTTGTTCTGTGTTCGGATACTCTTTTATCATTGTAGGATTACCCATACAACGAGCCATAAAGTCCTTTCTGTCCTCTCGTGGTTTTGGTGTTGGTAATGGCATAACTATATATTTAAGTGCATTATTGTATTAATCTTGTTTATCGTTTCCTGCTTATCTACAATTCCGTTATCATCGTAGTAAACATAAACGTAGGGGGCAAACATACGTGCGTAGTTATCGTTCTTTTCTTTGTGGTTTGCCTTTGCTCTGTTTTGGTAAGCTGTATTCATCATCTTGTATGAGATGGGTTTTATTTGTATCCCTAACATAATGTAGTCATCTTTTATAACCTCAGCATCTATACAATAGGTGTGGTCTTTCTCAAAGTCTGTTTTAACTATATCTATGTTTGTAAACTCTGCTTTGAGTTCGTCTATTATGCTTAGTTCCTGTTGGTGTCCGTTCCAAGTCTGTCCTATCACACGATAAAAAACATACTGCTTAACTTGCTCTAATGGTATCCATTGATTCTTTAGATGTATCCTTTGGCTTACATAGGATAACTGTTTGTACCCCACTGAGCATTTATACGAGTGTTCCCAATCCTTATGCGTTTTGCTTTCGTGGTATTTATGAAAGTCGCTTATTAGCTTCATACACTTACCTACATACTTAGTCTGAAAAAAATGATTGACACTCTTGTCTTTGTTTAGCTTTCGGTATAGCTCATCGTTTAATGGTTGCTTATACTTATAAGGCATATATCTTGTTTATTTGGTATATCCATTCCTTAATACGCTTAGGCGAACAGGTGCAGGGTTCGTAGTATTTATGAGCATATAGATCAGCGTGTAATTCGCATATCAGTTTGTAATGCTCTTCTGTCATATTACCACTTAAAAGCTCAGCATAGGGCTTCCACCTTTGTCTTTGCTCTTTGGTCATCTGTCCTTTTGGCATCCTAAAATTTTATGTTATTCCACTTGTTTCTGCGCTCATCGCACCCACAATCTCTACCCCTAAGTTTGGATATCTTCTTTACTATATAACGTATTCCTGTGTATTTTGTAAAGTAAAATACTAAATCCCCTAATCCCATTCTATATTATTTTTGATTAAATCCTTAACTCTTTTGTATGTAAAGTACAGAGAATAATAAGATATGTTTGTCTTACGTGCCAACTCTGCAATAGGCATACCATCGCTAATTATCTCAAACACAGTCCTATCATACCAAAAGGTTTTGTCAAGCAGATTATCCATTTGTTGCATAGCATCACAAACATCAATCTGTTTTGATTCCCCCCGCTCATCTAAATAGTCAGCAAGGTTATCAATATTAGTCTTAATGATTTTTTTCTCTTTTCGGTGCAGGTCAATAAACAAAGCCCTTAGAGTTCGGTAAATGTACATATGGTTGATATCGTCCTCATAGGATATATCTACGCCCTTTGTAATGTAAGTGTGGATACGGATGTACATCTCTTGTACGATATCCTCAGCTATGGATTCTTTGCACCCAAAGGATAACACTATCCTGTGCCAATCATCGTGCTTCTCTGCAATCTTCTCAAGTGTTGTTTTCAAAATGGTAAATCTGTTTGTTCTTTGGTATTGTAAGTTACTAAATTTTTCCCATCTATTTCAAAACCTACGTTATTTATGATACTTCTGAATTTTATAGGATCTTCCATAGGTGTAGGTTTGTACCCTAATTCTTGATTTTTAACCTTTGCTGTGTATAGGTTTGAGTATATCCAATCCGTTTCGTGGTATATGTATCTGTGTATCACAAGAAAGTCATCAGCTCTATTCATAGACATACCCCCCATCTCACTATCAGAAGCCATAGGTGGTATCGGTTGATTAGCGTAGTAATGCCCCTGAGGGTGTTTTTTTCTTAGTGCTTCTGTTACAGCGTGTACACATATCCACGTAGTAATGTTATGCTGTTTGCAAAAGATTCGTATATCGGTAAGACTTTCGTAGCTGTACTCATAGCTGTTTGAGTTCTTAGGGATATCCTTTTTTAAACTATTCAAAGGGTCAATTAAAAACCCTTGATAATCCCACGCCTTTTTTACAGCAGTTGCAAGTTGTAAAAGGTCTTTGTATGTGTACGCTTTCTCAGCATCTACAAACTTAAAATGATTAAATACCCAATCGTATTGCTTTTCAAAGTCCTCTTTCTCTATTTGATTAATTGGTTTGCCCTCTGCAAACTCTATGAGCTTACGAATAAGTGCATAAGGTTCGTTCTCACTTGAAAATACAAGCCATCTTACATTGTGTTTTTGTGAGTATAGAAACATCAAATAAAATACTAAGTGTGTTTTACCTGTGTTAGCGTGTCCTAAAATAAAGTTAAGATTGCCATGCACAAAACGAAAGTGATTGTCTAATCTATCAATGCCTAAGCGTAAGCCCTCGTTTACTTTTCCTGCTCGTATATCGTTAAGTTTCTTAAGATGTTTGTCAAAGTTTATTAGCATTTGGTAAAGTTATAAAAAAAAGGGGGTGGTTAGCCCCCTATTGGTTAAAATGGTAAATCTGCTCTATCAGGTGCGTGTTCTTTAGCTTCTACACCCTCAGCTTGTTTGTGGATTTTCCACGCTTGGATTGTGTTGAATACCTTGACCTCGCCCTGTGGGTTAGTCCACTCACGTCCTCTAAGGTTATACTGAACCTCTACGTGATCGCCTTCGTTGTATTTGTCTAAAGCGATGCACTTGTCATTTGAAAACACCACGCTTAATATCTGTGGATATTGCTCTTTAGTGTTTAATACAAGTTCTCTAAATTGATAATTACCTTTTGTAGTAGTTTGACCTACTCGTTTGACAGTTCCAATAATACTACCCATTGTTCACAAAGTTTATTAATAGTTGCGCATCTGCTATTACTGTTTGTATATCTGCGTT